TTGAATCTTATTGCATCCACACTCAGGACATTCTGCATCAATTAATCCAGTATATCCGCATTCAGTACATAGATCATTAGGAAGATTTACTGCAAAATAAGGTATATCATGATCCATAGCATAATTCACTACAGTTTCAAGTGCTGGTATATTATCAATTACTGCTGCATCGAACTCAATATAAGTGATACATCCAGCCGAACTATATCCCGTTAATTGACTTTCAATGTCAATCTTTTCAAATGGAGATACTTCTTTCCACACGGGAACGTGAATCGAATTAGTAAAGTAATCTCTATCAGAAACATTAGGAATCTTACCGTACTTAGCCTGAAACTTCTTCATGCTTGTATAGCAAAGATTTTCAGCGGGAGTCATATACACACCGAAGTTAAGTTTATATTCTTCTTTAAATTCAGCACAGCGATCTTTGAATAGCTGTTCAATACGCTTAGCTAATTCCATTCCTTGCTCTGTCGTATGATCACAACCAATAAGAATCTGCAGTGTCTCAGCGAGACCTATTTGTCCTATAGCAAGAGTTCCATGCTTAAGAGCGGAACGGATTCCTTCTTCAGGAATATATCCAGCCATAGTGCCATTTTCATACATAAACTTTGCAGAGGATGGATCTTGTGAACAAATATATTCAAAACGTTCTATAAGCATGTCTTTGGCATCATGAATTGCTTCATCAAGAAGTTGAAAGAAACGTCCTATAATATTAATATCGCTTAATCCAACATTCTTTGTCCAATGTGTGGTGGCTTCCATTGCTAAGGTGGGCATGATGATAGTTACGGGGCAGATATTTCCTCTTCCATCTTTGAGTTGACCAAAACCGTTAATATCGTATCCGTTGGCAGTCCTGCATCCCATGGTGCTAAAGAAAGTTTTAGGATCATTAGGATCGTATCCAGCATTTCCACTCCAATCTACATTTGCATAGTTGGGATACAACCTCTTTGCTGTAGACTCAAGAGCAAGTTTGAAGAGATCATAATTAGGATCTCCCTCTTTCCTATTAACGCCTTTCATGCATTGAAATATTCCACAAGGAAAAATACTTGTCTTATGAAATTTACCAACTCCTTTAATACTTCCTTCAAGAAGAGCTTTAGTAATCATTCGGCCTTCAGGTAGTGTACAAGTACCATAATTAATGGAAGTAAAAGGTAACTGATTTCCGCTACGAGATTGAAGTGTATTAAGATTATGATACATACCCTCAACCGCCTGACGTGTTTCTTTCTCGGTCATATCTAAAGCATATTGGTATGCTCCTTCAAATGTTTTATAACCCTCGTCGTCAATTGGCGTTTCTGAAGTAAGCACATCTTCATATTTGTTAGTGTTTATTCCTAAAATATATTTACAACCATCTTTCCAATGCTTATAAAAACTTTTTCTTACATATGGTACCATAGTCCAATCCAAATGGCTTGCGGAAACTCCACCAAATTGCTGAAGAGACTGCAATTGAAAGACTACGGCAACTAACTGAAATGCTGTATTAACACTGTTTGCTGGACGCACATCTGTCTGTCTGGTGTTAAACCCTTTAGCAAGAATATCGTCAAAGGGAATTGTCAAACAATTGTGCATACCTACAGCATAGTTATCGAGATCATGAATGTAGATCTCATTGTTTAAATGTCTTCTTCTTGCAAGTTCCGATACGCAATTATCGAGAGCGTACTTCTTCATTAATACGCTTTCTGCCTCACCTTTACGCCCGCCAAAAGATCTCTCGTCCACATTAGCATTCTGATTATCAACGGCATCAGCTTTAAGTTTACGAGTAACTTCTTTCATAAAATCTGCTTTGTATTCTCTAGAACGTGTTCGTTTATTTCGATATAGAATATAAGCCTTTGCCACATCCTTATATCTTGAGGCCATAAGTTTATTTTCAATTATGTCCTGAATATTTTCAACCGACAAGTCTTTTGATTTTGCCAGTTCTTCAATGCTATCTGCTACCTTATTAGCAAATCCCACAAATTCCATGTCGATTCCACCACGCTCTGCCTCACATGCTTTAATCATGGCGTTAATAATCTTTTTTCTGTCAAACTCTTGGCTACGTCCATCTCGTTTATTAATCATTCATCTTGTGCCTCCTTTGCTTTCTTGCCCATCTATCCCTATATTCCTTTACTGTGTCGCTAATATCTACTTCGACATCTTCTTTTATTCCATCGTGCCAGTGTGTATATCCGTATGTATTAGATATTTCACAGTGTTCAACGTTAAATCTTTCTTCATAGGGTTTTGTATAGGAACACCCATACTTTTTTGATTCACGTTCATCACACTCTTTACACTGACAACATATCCAGCCACCTTTACTAATAGGACTATCAGGCTTGCCGCACCATTGACATACATGAGCGGAAATGGTGGTATATTTATATATGATATGATCAATCTCAGAATTACTAATATTGGTATAGGCACGGATCTCACCGAACTTCTCCTTGATTTGTACGAAATATAGGCTATTTTCAAGTCCAAGCCTATGAACAATAGGATTAAGTTCGTTGATACACATATGCCACAAGTCTTTCCAGCCGTGAGTAAAGGCATCGTATTCTGTGATTTCGCAGTCTGGTATAATTTTTCCAGTCCAGTCGTTATGTACGGCTATCCAGCTACCATACTTTTTAATTAAACGTTTAGTTCTGAGCTGATCCGATATTCTCTTCCTTGCTCTTCTTCTCTTTTTGCTCATTAAACATTCTCTCCCATCCATATACCCACATACGAGCTTCGTCTTTCGTGTAGCCTAATTCTATAAGCTTCTCACACCAGCATTGACGATAATGTTCATGCATCCATCTATGCAAATCTTTAGTGTTGGCCTTCTCGCCGCATTCTCCTACACGATCAGCAAGTGTCTTTTCCCACTCTTCTGGCTCAAAATAACATGCTTGTTTAAGTGCTGTGTCTTTGTCGTATGATGTCTTGGTGCGTTTGCATTTATTATAATATTTAACAAGCGCCTTTTTAACCCAGCCTATCATTTCCTCTTCTTCACTATCGATAAAACAGCGACTAGATATGTTGACGTGTGCACTATTCTTATCTGCGCCCGCACTGGCGACTAAATAAGGATAGTATTTTGCAAGATCCTTTTGATTATTTATTGCCAGTTCGTGATGTCTGCCGTCTGCACTCCAAATAAAGAATCTACTATTCTGTAGATATTCATCTGAGCAGTCGCCGTAATGATCATAGACGTCGCATTTACCACAAAATTCACTCATATATTGTTGGCACCTCCTTCTTTAGCATTTTAAATGTATAAGGGTTCATTATAGCACATCCGTTCATTACCACACAAGCATATTCATATTGTGGTTTATATCCATAACGCTTCAGCCACTTCTTATTGATACGCTTTCTTTTGTGTGTACGTGCTGGCAGTAATCCAATTACTCCTATGTTTGAATCAATACGCACTTTTAAACCGTTTAACATTAATCTCTCCTTTTATAGATAAAGATAGGGCGAGATTTTCTCCCGCCCTATCGGTGGAAACAAGATCCATCTATATTAATTAAACATTGTGTTTTGTCAAGTTCTTATGGCTTTGACCTCTTCTGTAAAATTCTTGTTCCCTATATGTCCCTCGACACTATTATAATACCATATCAGCAATACAATGTCAAGTACATTTACTTAATTCTTTTTGTATATTTCAAATGAATCCAACCAGTACCATTATTGAGTCTGCCCCAGTCGTTCTTCTCCTCTATTATGGTGCATATAGTATTCTTTCTAACTGCGGTCTTAATAGGATTATCAAGACCAGCACCAGTACGAACACTCAGCAACTGTGCGGTAACCTTAACATCATAAGGATCACACTCTGTTGATTCCTTCTTTGCTACACCTACTGGTGAAGCCACAACACTCTTCTTTGCGGTAGCAGCAATAGGGAAAGTGGTAGTTATTGCGGATCCCTTAAACTTATCATAGTATCCCTGACAACATGTAGCTCTCTTCTGCTGATTAGTCACGCTCTGATCGGCGGGCTTTTCAAACTGAAGGAGAACAATATTGCTTGCCTCTGCTACAGACTTAGCCGCAAACAGTCCATCCCATACACCCTTGTATTTTGTCTGAAGTTCCTGAGTCAAATAGGTAAGCTGGAGGTTGATGTCGCAAATTGACATTTTACACTGTTTTGCGAAATCAAGAAGTCCCTGCTTTCTGGTGTAATATGTCCACTGAGCAAGTCCATAACCAGCTCCGTCCTTTACAAAGTTAGTGTACTTACCACTATCTACGGCAGCGGTATACTGGTCGTCGTTCATACCAAGCTTCTTCTCGAAACTATTCTGAAGGTTATTGGGTCTAATAGCACTCTCCATAGAAATATTACCAATGAGTCCAGCTACGCCATACTCAGGCATACCAAGTGTTCTAAAGAAATCCCAAAAAGCCTTGCTATAGTCAGCATAAGGATCAGGTGTTCCAGTTGGTACTGCGGGAGTATGTGTGGGTGCAGGAGTTGGAGCGGGCTGAGGCTGAGGAATAGGATTTGCACCAAGAAGATTGTTTACTACGGTACAAATATCTGCCATAATATCCTTCAAATAAGGCCCACAGCATGCAGTCGCTGCAAAATCAGAGTGAATTGTTACATTGCATCCATTCACATGGTTTACTCTATCGTTCTTATTATTAGAGTAAATCAGCCTCTGTATACCGTTCCTCTTACATACGTCAACAAGTAAATTATAAAGTGATGTAAGTGCCTCTTGTGATACTGTCCAAGTAGGATCAAGTGTATTATTTGCGACCTCAATGGTAATGGCGCGGAAATCATTATACTTTGAAGAAGAAGTCCACGCTCTATTTTCCTCACCAACATATCCAGCAATTCGTCCGTCCGTACCGATACCATAGTTTGATGAACCACCACGACTGGGATTAGCGAAGATGTTGCCACATGTTTCCACTGTAAGATTGCCAGCCATATGGTGAATTGTAATTGTATCGATCTTATTATTCTTTACGCCACATGCAGCCGCATCGCTACGAGGATTATAATTAGGGCTGGGAATTATCTTACAACAGAGTGATGAAAATATCTTGTTGTTATTTGCATTAGCTCCTACAACTTCCATACGCTGGCGAGCAATACCCATAAGTTTTTCAGTGTCTTCATCCTCGCCAAGTCCATTACATAATTCTACCAACGCCTCTTTATTAACTTCTACACCCATAATAAGTTCTGTTTCTTCAGATTCGTTCTTGCGTTTCTTAAATGTCATTTGTTACCTCCTTCTTTATAACTGTTATAAGTTTATCATTTTCAGCAATAGCTTCAAGACTTAAATCTATTATCAAATCACGACTAGTACACACGGCAAATGGTTTGCATCCAAGTGGACTATCAGCATATGTCTCATGAGATTCTATTGAAACATCCACGTTTTTTAAATAACATTTTTGTGTGAATACAATGCCTCTTGCGGGATCCTTAATCTTTAAGTAAAAAGGTTTGTCTCCTATTTGTAAACAACTTAAATCAAAATAGCTTGTTTCACAATAAGGACACTTGCTCAATTCTACATTATATGGTGCTCCACAATTTGGACAATTACGATTTTCTGCCATGATATTCCTCCCTAGCACTTATTATTATACCATATCGATATAAGTATGTCAAGTCTTGTGACGATTTACTGGAGCAATTTTACTGACCACACGTTCAGTTTCGCCAGTCTTTTCAAACTTGGGCTTATGTGTATCAGGATCCTCTCCGACCTTACGCCATCTAGGCTTGTCTGTGTACTCAAGAATATGAATTACATCGCCCTTATTGACAGTATAGTTCTTGTCAATTTTAATATTCTGTGTCTTGCCATCGCATATCTGATACAAATTAACCCTATTATACTCGCCAACATCTACTACATACCAATAATCAGCTTTAATGTTGGGATTCATAGACGATATATATCCAAGATATTCAGACTCATAATCCATCTTGTCAAATAAACTAGTAGGAATTGACTCTCTGTTATTGATCCACACCTTGAGTGCCGCTATCATATCCACACCAGAGAATTGTTTATCTGTCTCTTTTTCAGAATGTGTGCGAACATTATCTACGCCAAGTATATTGAGTATGTCGCTATCCTTTTTGACAGTTTTTCTGCTAGAATATTTTTCCCATTTATTTTTAATATCAAGCAGATCATTAATGCCGCCAAACTCTGAAAAGAAATCTAATTTAATAAGTATATCTATCTGGCGTGAATCGGCAGATGTGCTATTCTTTATATCGCAAAGAACTTCGATAAAATCAGAATACTGATTATCTTTAAGTGCATAAAGTTCTTCTGCCACCTTACCAGAAAGATACGTAATACTTTCTATGCCTTTATATATTGCTCTCTCTTTTGTATCGAAGGAATATTCTCCTAAAGAACGTCTAAATTTAGGAGAAAGGATAGGGATATTCTGCTTAGCTGCATACTGTGTAAGTGCTTGAGTTTTCTCCGCATTATCCTTATTGATATTGAGTGAGCAAGTAAGGAATTGAAGAGGATAATGATAACGCAACCAGCCACATGCATATCCCTCATAACTATAAGGCTCACTATGATTAAGAGAGAAGAGATAGTCAGATGCATCCAATATAACCTGAAGAAATGCTGTGATGGCTTGCTCGGCCTCCTCTTTGGACATACCATAATCTTTCTCCATGGTTGCTATAAAGCCGTCTATATAGTGAGAAGTATTACCGTTAAGATAACCACCATCTTTTATAACTGGGATTGCCCCTTCTGTTCCAGTCTTTTTAGCAAACATACGCCTTACAATATCTGCCTCGCCCATTGTAAAGCCACAATACTTATGTAAGAACTCAATGATCTGACACTGGAATACAAGGTATCCAAATGTAGGTTTAAGGAAATCGTCAATGGCTTCATTACCACTCTTTCTGACTACGCCATTGGCAAGGTCATCACGATAGGATGCACCAGCGGGACGGATGGCAGAGTTACCAATAGTAAGTAACATCATTCTGTCTACGTTCTCGTCAACCTCTTTAAACTTTTTTATATTCTTATTTGCAAGAAGTTTCTTGATATACTTATCACCAGTAGTTCCTTCCCACTGGAATATACCAACTGTATTGTCACGGATAGAATTCCATACGTCTATATCGGTAATATCCATATTGTCTGGCAACAACATATCGATACCAGCCGCCTTACATGTATCAGATATAACCTGAATGGTATCGAGCTTAAGAAGATCCAGCTTAACATAATTCAAGCCATCAATTTCTTTCATGTATATCTGGGATATAGGGAAGGGATCAGTTGATGTGCTTGCCAAACCTATTGTATCATCTAATGGATGGGGAGATACTATCATTCCACACGGATGATTACCAGTGCTGACTATCACGCCCTTGCACAAGTCAACATATTTAAAAAGTTCAGGATATTTCTTACGCGTCTTTGCATACTTCTTTTCATCATCAACAGTTTTACATATCTCTTCAACTTCTTCAAGAGACATTTCAAGTGCTCTGCCTACATCACGAATTGCACCTTTATCTGCTATGGTATTAAATGTGATAATGTCGCTGCAATATAATCCATGATGATTAAACACATAGTTTTTAACATCATCAATTCTATTAGGGGGAAAGTCTGTATCAATATCTGACAAACTAACTCTTGATGTGTTCATGAAACGATCAAAGTTGAGCTTGTGTTTAATACTATCCATTTCAGTAATACCAAGCAGCCACGCACACACTGAACCATTTACAGATCCACGTCCGTAGCCGATCTGGATATCATTCTCTCTGCACCATGCACAGATATCTTCCATGAGAAGCATAAAGTCAAATGCTCCGTTATGCTCGTAAGCTTTAAGTTCGTATTTAACTCGTTCTGCATAGTCTTCTCTGTTAGGAAATTTATCTACGCCACGACGTTTAATACCCTCTTTAACCTTTTGTATAAACAATCCTTTAGGATTATTCCAGAGTTCGGGATACTTATACGACCTATCTAATGAGAACTCTTCAACCCTATTAGCCATTACATTTGTATTTTCAATTGCCTGAATTACTACATCCATAGGCAGTGAATTTTGCTGGCCATATGCTTCGATAAGTTCGTCATATGTTTTAAAGGTAAGATCCCACTGCTCTTCTTCTGAAAAGCGTATATTCTTAGCCTTTTGCAATACAAGTCTACCCTCGGCATGCTCGGCATTAAGAGAATGTGTGTCGGTACCAGCTATTAAGGGAATATCGTATTTAACAGATAACCCATATAGATACTCATTATACTTAACCTGATCCTCTACATTGTGATGCTGAATTTCAAGATAACATCTGTCTTTATTATTTATGAGAAACTTTAAAAATCTCTTCTTAAAGTTGACATTTCCTCTTGAAAGAGGTGATGCAAGACACGCAGATGTAACCATAAGATTATCACTAGTCTGTTCAAGTTCTGCCATAGATATACGAGGAACATAATAATAGTGATTATCTTTACGATTAAATGCTGCGGAAGATAATTTGTTTAATTCACATACACCGTCAAAATTCTTAGCAATAACAATAACGTGGCAGTTATCCTTAATCTTTTCATCAAGAGTTTCTGTCACGTAAAATTCTTCGGCATGGATATATTTCATTCCAGCCTTTTCTATATGCTCTTTCTTTAACACCCAACTAAATACAGATCCATGCTCAGAGAAAGCGAGTGCGGACATGCCGCACTCTTTAGCTCTCTCGATATACTGGTCAACTTTAGTTACGCTATCAATTGATGTAACACCGTTACTATAATCACTATGAAGATGATAAACTGTATAATTCATTTTTGCTCCTTCCAGTTTATTTCATTACCTTGTGATATTTAGTATACTCTTTTTCTGTGGTTATGTCAAGCATAGCATCTTTACATCTTTCTCTATCACGGGTATCATGAATGGTACGATTCTGCTTACACCATTCACACGATCCATTATTACGGCACGTACAGTCGACAGCCTTGGATCCACGATACTGTTCTCGATGTTCTTTGCCATGCTCAATTGCTTTATCTAAACTCATAACTCACCTCACCATTATTTTGATGGCGAATTATACCTTTTTAACCATTATTCTGATGGTTTAATTCAGCCAGTCTTTCATTAACAATATCTTCTATGGAAATAATATTTTTCTTTTCAGTGGGAATACATATAGAATAAGCTCTATTGTCCTGATCATAAAAAGAAACTTTAATATCATGAATAGAAGTTACTTTATCATCAGTAGAAAATGTAATCTTATGCTTCATCAATCAATTGCCCCCACTAATTCCATTACAAGATCTTCAAAACAATTAAAATTAATATCTTCAACCTCACACGACACAATCTTTTCGTCTAAATCAGGAAGGCCATCATCCTCACTCCAATATGCCTCCTGAAGTTCATTAGGGGTCATGCTCCAATCTCTTTTCTCTCCAGCCTCATTTATTGTAGTAAAATTAATCCTCACTTTTGAAATCCTCCATAAGCTTATTCCATCTATCACGCATCTCTTTGAACGTCTGACTCATGTTCGCACTTACATTGTGATAGCCATTGCGCTTAATGACCTGAGCGCGGATAACTCCACGTGCGTACTTTCTGTTGTAAACTGGTGTAGGGTTGTAATCTTTTCTCATGTTCTTCTCCTTTTTTTTAATTGCTATTATAGTGGTAATTTACTCCTATTTATATCTATTATTGCTATTATAATGGTAATTATTCTTTCACTATTTTTTCACTATCTTTACACTGAGCTGCACCCATTTCTGTCTTGAGTCTTAAATACATACGCTTATATCTACGTGCGGCTTTACGCGCTTTCTTAAGCTGATCAATGGTATCATTCATTATCTCTACGGCTTCAAGAATTTCTACGGTTTTAAATGGAAAGTCTTTGTCTTTAAAAGCACTACCACTACATGCTCTTATTATGATCATTGCATCTTCTCTGGTCATATGTGACCTCCGTGTATAAGATCAAGCATCCATTGCGGAGTACTACCTATTGTCTCACCATAATAAGAACCCAGAGCATGTGATAAGAAGTAAACAAAAGCAACCAATATAAATATTGTAAGTATATAATCAAATGCTCTTTTCATCTTCATCCTCCTCTGGATCTCCAAGAGGAATACGATACTCGATTTCTGCTCCACAATTAGAGCAATGGCAAATATGAACTATACCTTCGCCTTCATATCCCATATCTTCAAAATCAAAATCACTATCCCAGCTAACAGAATTAGTGCAGCAGTGAAAACATTGATATCCCATTATTCATTTTCTCCTTCCTCGGTTACTTCCGTATATGTACCATCTTCTATGTTGTGATAGGTTATTGGCAATAAAGGAGCGGTATAAGTTTGTATGTTTGGAACTGGTTGGGGTTGATTAGTCGGAACGACTATTTGAAATCCCACCACTGGGGGTGGGATTATATCATCTGGTAGATCAAAGATTACCTTATACGTTTTCATCTTTATCCTCTGCTTCTTCAGCATTAGACTCCATCATGCGCTGAAACATCTTCTTAACATAAAGCTTGTGAGCATTGTTATAGAAATATTTCTCAAAGTTAGGGCGCTGCTGATGCGCTCTTGAACTTCTCTGCTTATGCTTGCTTGCTGATGCCATAATTAATTCCTCCTTTTAATCCTGATTAAAGCTTGCTTACTCATGAGGAGCGTACCACTTTCAGCTGAGGCCCATATTTATTTATATACCGCACCTAAGTTATCTACGGCGCTTGTGTGCTCGTAACTTTAACCCGTCGGTTTGCGCTCACGGCCATCCGTGCGGTTAGGGGAATATCAGGAATCGAACCTGAGTCTTGCTCTCGTTGTTCTGAGGGTGCGCACCGCTGCTTTACCACTAAGCTATATTCCCATGTGACCTACTGCAGGAGGCGAATTCGTCTTTGTTCCTGTCTCTGTTTCGAAGAAACGTGACTTTACACGACTTACTCTTCTCTCGCCCATTTCGGTCAATATCTCGGGTAAGGATTCGCACCTTACATGATTGTTCAATAGCCGTAATGTGTTATCACTCCGTGTGTAACAATCTTTAGATAACTTTTCGCGTCTACCTATTCCGCCACCGAGAAAATTCAATTAACTTTTGTCATTTCCACCCAAGCCACTTATCTTGGTCTTCTGCATGCATGATTCTCAGGTTCTGACTATCTGACCCACTTTACAGACCTTTCTCCGAGGCTGACATCTTTGGTTAGGATTTGCAACTCCGTTACCAATTAGTTGTTAATTGAACCAACCCCTGCTGGACTCGAACCAGCACATAACGGAACCAAAATCCGTTGCCTTACCATTTGGCGAAGGGGCTATATCCCACACTTATAGCACTAGCAGTGGGCTCTAGCATACGTGTCCTTGGACGAGATCCCCATCCTCACTCTTTGGCGCTACCCTAAAAGACTACTAAATTTGTCCTACTCATTTGTATAGCGCAATGACAACTGCGCACCTGAGTTATCGCCCAATTAACCGTTATTTGGCTTACCTCGAAAGTGTCGGTTAGCGGAGCCGACTCGCAATTGCGGGAGCCAGACTCGGACTGGCATACTCTTGGTTATGAGCCAAGTGAGCTTCCAATTGCTCGTCATCCCGCGATGTTTGTGATAGCCGTTGACCTTCTGGCCTTCTACTACCACTGATAAGACGATAGGATTGTGTTATGTTAAATCGTCTTATCTTTAGGACGAATAGTAGCAATCCCATACTACTATCCCACCAGAGTTTGCAACCTCTGTTCCACCGTACTTGCGTTACTAATGTAACCGCGCTGGGCCTAGAAGCTGTTTTAAGTCGCCCAGCCGACTATAATTATATTACCATATATTCATTATATTGTCAAGTGCCTTTCGCAACACATCCGCAAATGCTGTCTTTCACTGTCTATCCGCAGATAACAGAGGGCTTATGCTATCAGCAAGGATCGAACTTGCACGGATCTCTCCACCAGAGTTTGAGTCTGACGCGTCTACCAATTCCACCATGATAGCTTATAATAATATCGGTAAGGATTCGCACCTTACATAACCAACCTATTTACCATCGCGAACCACTGCGCTCAGGACTATTTCATCCACTATACATTTCTGTACGCACCATGAAGGATTCGAACCTTAAAGTCGGTCTATCTGTACGCCTCGTAGCGGCTACCTATTTCGCCACGATATTATTAAGTGCTGACGGCGGGACTTGAACCCGCACGGAGTTTCCTCCAGAAGATTTTAAGTCTTCTATGTGCTACCAATTTCATCACGTCAGCTGGGCAGTTCCGATAAGGAAAGAATAACCCACCTTCATTACATTGTCTCGTCCACGGCTATGAGACTAACCTTTCTCGGCATTGTCATTCTCTCTGAGGCGTTCTGCTTACTCTCAGATCATTCGGGTATGACCCGACCTCATGTGTCGGTAAGGATTCGAACCTTACAGTGTGAGAGGAACGAGGGTCTTACATCTCACAATACTCCCTCCGCTTTGTCCTTGCGTCTACCCATTTCCGCCACGACACATAAAACTAGGCTGTTTCCTGCTTATCAAGATTTTCTCTCATTAGCGGGATCCCCACAGATTCTGTCTTGAATACACTAACTGGACATTTAACCGTTATGTCTAACAAACGGCACCTATATTATTACCTAGCGTTTCAGATACTTTTTAGCTAAATTACTTTGCATCATCGTGATATTTCACCTGAGTATGACATTATAATTTAACATTCACGCATTGTCCAATAGTATCATGGGCTTTAGGATTCACTCTATGTAGCCAGATTCACCTTTCATATCTCCTACTCATAGAGGATGGTCGATTATTTTTATACCGCATCATCCACTTTGCGGTAATTGGTGAGGCTGGACTTGAACCAGCATTTACTAGAAAAATATCGTTGTCAGTTTTGTAAGGTAACAGAAAAAAGCCTCTTTCGTTGTACTGCCATTGTACGACTCACCAACACCCCATGTGCCCTACAAAATTCAAAGTGATTCCAGCTGTGAACACTGAATTTTTAGACACGCTACTCCGATCAAGGGGTATGACCAGCTTTCGTTTGCGGATTAGCTCGCACCCGCTGGTAGGACTAGGCATTTCAGCTGTGCCCTCGTATACACTGATCCAGCTTAGGACTGAGCCGCCCAAGGGAATCGAACCCCTAACCCTCTGAATACAAATCAGAAGCTCTACCAATTGAGCTAGAACGGCATTTGTACACTGTTTAAACTGGTACAGTATACGAAACCTTGATAACTCACAAACAATAAGTAAGGAGTCACGCCCAAAGTAGGATTCGAACCCACACACTGGTTGATGAGGCCAGTGCCTTCCCAGTTTCGCATCACATTAAGTTATCACCTTACATGTGTAGTAGCGACATTGTTTGGGCTTATTGGTTTTTAACCGCATGATACGTAGAACCATAACTACGCCATGCGAGGTTAGAAGTTCATGTTGTACTTCTCGATCTCTCTCATAACACACATTTCGCAGACATCTTTAATTGCCATTATCGTGGGGCGGAGTGAGGATGCGCAATGCTCTGCAATCTCTCCATACGCCTATTTTCTGTTCTTAGGCGAACCCGTAGGACTAACAACCCCCACGGCGGCGAAAAATGGTTTCAAGGATGACCATCTTTACTAACCTATATGTCTGTTTTATTAATCTTGTTGGCACAGACGAGAAGAAGCCTCACCGATACAGTCGTCCCTGACGAGACCTTTCATCAGAGTCTATTCCCTATTGGATTCGAACCAATGCTTCCGCTTAGAGGGCGGCGTGCTCTTCCATTACACCAAGGTATTCAACTCACAATAGCATTCATTAGGTTGCTATGTTGAAAGCGCGGAGCCTCATCTCCGCCTGTCATATCCTGTCAATTCAGGCATTACTTCGGTTGAAATTGTACGTGGCGTAGTCGAAGCGCCCTCAGTGCTTAGCCTTATGAGTCCGTTTACGTACAACACTAGGATATTACTAGATTACCTAGGAGCATTCTGTCAATATTTTTCATTATTGACCCGCCGCTCTAGCGTATAGTCTATTCTGCCACCCAACTACGAGGGAAGAGTTTTATCCGCACACTCTTAAACGGGCTAGCCTCCATTCCGATTTGAACGGAAGTGATATGATTACAAATCATAGATCCTAGACCACTAGATGATAGAGGCATATACCGCAGAGAGTAATCAAGAAATAAGCGAAGAGATTACTCTCTTTGGTATGAAGTAGAGCAACTATCTTTTATAGTCGCCCTATCTTATGCTGGCTAATGCATGGCCGTCGCCACATCGGAACCAGTATTCGCTCGATCAACCGTTAGACGGAAGAGAGCTATAACCCTTCGGTTTGTTGCATTATTTAATCTTCACTTCCACGCCCCCTCTAGGACTTGAACCTAGGACACCGCGATTAACAGTCGCGCGCTCTAACCAGCTGAGCTAAAGGGGCAGATAAAGAAAGGACAACCATAAAGGGTAACGACGGTGCGTTTCACGTTCTTTCTTTAATGGAAAAGGAAAAAGTTAACTATGATAAAATCAAGTTCAATAGTATAATATCATATCCGTACTATAATGTCAAGTATTAAGTGAAAGGAAATTCATCCTCATTATCCGAAGGTGCGGTAAATCTGTTTTCAGTAAGCTCGATCAGCTTATTAATATACCACACAGCTTTTTTTAGATCCTCGACACCGTTCTTTCTCTGGTTTCTCCAGAGATACTTGAAAGCATTACATAAGCAAAAAGACTTAACGGTCTCTGTACCAAATACATCTTCCATAACTTCAATACATTCATACTTACCTGAAGTGTAATGTTCAGGCATTTTAACCACATCAAATTCTTTAGCCATATTTACTCCTTATCTCTTATTAAATATAATTGATGTTAGTGCATGTTCAACTTGCTTATGTATATTTACTTTGTCACTAACTTGTTTATTGTCTTGGACATATCCTTTGTACTTCCCACATTTACAATGACATCCAGCTTTTCGTCTGGTGCAATTTTTACACGGAGAGATACTGGTAGACAGCCCACTACTTACCCTGATCAAAATAGTGAATCCTCATCGTTCTTATCGGATTTTACAAATGTTGCACAGTAGTCTTTGTAATACTGACACTTATTACTATGTCCACACAGCGCTGAACAAAAATAACTATCCTTTGCTACATCCTTGGGTGGATAATTCTTTTCATCAGTACCGCGATCTTTGTATGACTGGATCTGTGAGATTACATAGTTAAGTGTTTCATCAATTACTTCCTGATTATAATCGTAATATCTAACATACTGTTCAACTTCAAACTGGTCTCTTAACTCCGTAGGAAGCCCATCAAGAGAGTTTTCTTCAACAGCCTTATCGATCATCATGTCCAACTCAAACTCGTCGATATCAACCGCTACGGGAGGTTTAAGAAGGTATGGACGAATCTGTGCTACATAATTACGCCATTCACAAACCTTCTCTTTAATCTTACCATTCTTTTGTTTCCATCTAACCACACAATACTTAAGCATAACCCATGCAAGTTTGTCAACCTTGTGTCCTTCTTGCTCTAACGCCTGAGCGTAAAGCACCAGCTGTCTACCAGCCTCAATAAGATGATCACCAACGAATTGAGAACTTGTCTTCCAGTCATATACGCTTACTGTTCCGTCGTCATTAATCTTGAGTAAGTCTATATAACCCTGCACGTAATCATCATCGGATACTTTATAAATAACCAGCTGCTCTGTTTCAAATTTACCCTTAGGAGCTTTGAAATGTCTACAGAACTCTGTCATATTTTTAACCCAGTTATCACGGATACTGGATCCGCCATTTCTATCCCTAGGAAAATCCATTCCACTAATCTCAAGGTTGTCTATGCCGTCGTTAAGATGCTCGATAAGTACATCTGTAGGTGTACCATTATCAATAATGTCCTGAAGTGTATCGTGCATAATAGATCCAAGTGCAGCCCATACATTATTATTACCTCTGTCACCAAGAACGTATGTTATGTATGACGCATACGGACACTGGTTAAGACTATTAAGTCGAGAGATAGAATAAATATTTTTACCCTGATCCCTTAATGCTTTAAGTCGTTTATCCTCTACTCTCTCCACATTACTCTCCCTTCTTTATAATGCCGCGTGGCATATTGGTATTTTCGTATCTCATAATCCTATACTTACTGGTATCATATGAGTTATATCTAATCTGCAAAATCATTGTCTCCGCCGACAGTCCAATAATATCTCCATAATAATTATCAGAGAGAATACTCTTTTCTATTTCAATAAGGGTCTTTAAGTCTCCCTTTTCTACCGCCTTTTCATAATCTTCTGCCATCTGGCGTAAATATGCTACCACAAGATTATAACAACCCTGATCACACATCTTCATTTTCTACCTCCATATAATATACACTATCTTTAAGTGCTTTATCAATAGAATCACCGTAATAAATTCTATTGATATTTTCATTGCCCATCATTTCTGAATAAGTTTCTGATCCCCATGGATTTTCTGGATAATAAATACAAACTCTGGGTGCCTTACGCTTCTTAAAATCCTCTTTACAAAAAGGAGAATTATATTTGTAATGCCAGTCATCACTGGGTTCAGTAACCATCATGTCGTAAGGATAAAAAACGTCTATTACCTTATCAACATAGTGACCATATACACGTCCAGCATTATGCTCATAAGGTGTATCGTCCCAGTCATCGCCCCAGCTTTCCTTAATCTTCTTGGGATCCTTGGCGAGATAATACCTCACCGTGTTACCTTTGATATCTAAATCGATTATTTTATATTCAGTGTCTATTTTCATATTATCACTCCTATTATTATCTTGTCAAGTTATTTTTACCAGACAGTTTTTATACATCTGTTCAAACAAGTATCTGCCGTGATCAGAAGGACTATCTTTGCTACCATGATTCAAGTAATAACCATTCTTATCATAGATATAATACACATTATTCTTCATGATGTGATTATCTACTATTAATTTCTCAGCATCATATCGCATACTATCTTCATCAATACCTTCATCATAAGCCAGCACAATGTTTTTAGCACCAAAACTTTTTATATAATGTGCCTGAGTGCTACTGATACAATGGCCACCTATCGCTGTAGCGATAGGGCAACCAAAGCTATACATTTGCTGAACGGATTTTTCCGCTTCTAATACCACAATAGTATTTTTAGATACTATGGAATGATAATTTATAGCATATCCATATACTATACTGGTCTTTGGATATGGAAGCGAAGCATAAAACCTTTCGTCTTTAGGACAAAACGGATCATTGCTTCTATTCTTGCAGCCAACCAATTGACCAGAATAATCATATATTGGTGTGGCTATTGAGTTATTTTCAAGATCCAGTCTGACTCCAAATAATTCTTGTGTCTGAAAGTCTACTCCGTCTTTAAAATATTTCTGAGATAAACAGTCTGCTGGTGGTAAGGCTGATTCAGGATAGTAGGTAAATGTTGGGATATAATTACCCTCAGCATCTTTCCTCACTTGTTTATAAAATCCACCAAACGGAAGCTCAATCTTTATATTGCTATCTCCATCATATCCACTCCAACGTGCTATTCTTTTAAGAGCGGTGGGAAAATTACAGTCTGTTTCGTCCATTACCAACGTAAACAAATTACCAGAATTGTTACGGGTCATCATCTTATAGCTTAAACTATCAAGCCACAATAATAACCCATTCTTATTATCTCCGCCTATACGACACATAGATAAATAATTTTGAGTTGGATGATACTTTATTGACTCGGTATCAATACCTATATGCTCAAGCACTTTAACGATCTCGTCCTCTTTATTGCGGAGATATTCTTTTAGGCTTACAGCATCAATCAATGTTATCTTCACCCCTTAATGTATAATATAAATTTAATACCTCAAACAATCTATCTATTTCAGCTTTGGTTGTATCGTTGCCGATACTAATACGAATAGATGATTCGGCTTGCTCAGTGGTACAACCAATTGCAAGTAGAACATGTGAAGGTTTGTCGTCGTGTGAATGACATGCGCTACCAGACGATATGTATACATCGTTCTGAGACAAGAACTCTACTACTTCTTCTCCGCGAGTTCCCATCAGACATACGTTAACAATGCCAGCGTAATGATTATTTGATGTGAAGTTAAAACTATATGAAAAACCACATGACTCAAACTTCTCAATACAATAATCGCTAACCTCTTGAATGTGTGCTGTGTTACGCTTGAGATCCTTAGTGGCTTGAGTTAACGCTGCGGCCATAGCTACAATGCCACCAACATTCTCTGTTCCAGATCGAAAGCCATTCTCCTGACCACCACCGAATGTAAGCGAAGGGATATGTGTACCCTTGCGTATATATATAAAGCCTACACCTTTGGGCGCACCAAATTTGTGTCCACTGGCAGTAAGAATATTTACATCAAGTTCTCTTACATCAATAGGGATATGCCCTATGGCCTGAGTAGCATCAGTATGAATAATGCCCTTGTGTCTTTTAACCCTCTTGGCGATATCATGCATGGGCTGAATATATCCAATTTCATTATTGATTAGCATTATTGACACGAAATCATTAAAGTCTAATGCACTTTCTAATTCCTGAAGATCTATACTGCCATCATATTTTACATCAAGTACGTAGCAATTGTCAGAATATTTATCTACAAGATTCATAACAGAAGGATGTTCAATATTTGTAGTGATAAACCTACCACTAACCGCCTTTATGCCACCCTGAATAGCAATATTATTACCCTCAGTAGATCCGCTAGTGAAATAAATTTCCTCAGGCAGAGCACCTATACAAGACGCAATATCTGCACGTGCTTTTTCTACCGCCTCTCTAACTTCTCTGGCTCCCGCATAAGCGGAAGAGGGATTATAAAATGTATTCAAGTATTTAATTACCGCATCTTTGGCGGGCTGTATTACTGGCGTGGTTGCCGCATAATCAAGATAAACAGTTTTCATATTAAACATCCTTTCGTTTTGATAATAGGATTATACTGCCTATAAATTATTTTGTCAAGTTATCTGCCACGTGAGAAGTTGTCAAACGTTACATCTATCCAGCCAACTTCTTTCATACGCATAAATGCCATATCAAACTGCACACATATCTGAGGTGACACTTCACCAGATCTATTCTTAGGTACGAAGATTATTATGTAATGCTTCTCAGGATCAAGATCCAATAACACTTTAACCTTCTTGCCGTCCTCTGTGGTGCGATAGTTGTACGGATGCAAGTCCTCATATTCGTTATTAAATACTGGACGGAACATTATACATGCATGACATGTCTCTGCTATGCCCCTCGACTTACCTATTGAACTTAGGTCAAGATACTTTCTAGTCAAAGAATCGGGTGCCAGCTGGAACGTACATACCAATGCAACCTTAGTCTTCTTTGCCATCTGGAACAATGTCTCTGCACAAGCGGAGAACTCTGCCCATGCTCTTTCAGATGCTCCGTCTGCGGGCTTAAGTACGTCATAGATTACTATAGGATATCCGATCTTGGAATACTTGGTAATAATCTTACGCACCGCAGCCGTGCTATAATCCTGAAGCTCAACAAATCTTACGTGTCCTTTAAGACTCTTTAACCATTCGCCAGCCTTTTTAAGTTCTGCTTTCTGCTCAGGCGTAAAGTGTCCAAGCCCTATCTTCTTTCTGTTGAGGCCGCAACCCTTAAAGTCAGGATTATTAAACAGTGCATAGGTAAGAAGTAATTGTCTATACTCTTTACAAGTCTGCTCGTTGCTAATAACAAGTACGTTACGACCTTCTTCAAGATTCTTCATGATGATGATAGGTACGGAACCGCTCGTCTTTCCTTGGCCGATAGGCGCACCAAGAAGTGTCATTGTGCCAGCATGTAAACCACCCAGCATATAGTTAAGAGTGTTAAGTCCAAGAGGATATCCTTGCTGTGCGCCAGTGTCAAGTTCGTCAACAAAGTTATCCATGTCTTCATTAACATCTTCAGAATGGATCTTATCCACTCCTGCAACCATACTATCACTAATCTGATACTCAATATAGTCATAGCATTCTTCAGCGGTCATACGCTGATATTTATCTATATCACGGAGGACATCAAATCCTTTAAGATATAACTTGGCAAGGAAGTTATTTTTAGCAAGTCTATCGTAGTAGGTGTCAACGTTGGCTTCATTAACCAATCCTACCATTTCATGAAGTGTGGCAAGTCCACCATATTCATCAAACTTTTTCTTTGCCGTCTTCTTATCGGATAGGTAGGTTACTATTGCCATATCGTCAAAAGCATCGTAACCAGCCTTTTCAAGTCCTAATGCAAGTCCATAATAGAATTGACCAGCATCTGTAATGATGTCGTCTCCAGTTGTAATCTTTTCCTTGTAGAGCCCAATTAAATCGGGATCCTTATAAAGACTGATAATAAAATTACATTCAGTCTCTTGTCTGCCCTCGATCAACTGATCGGGTAACTCTTTGATATTTATCATTTTCTACCTCACAAAAACTTTGATATATCGTGGATCTCTCCACTGTTTACTGGTGTTATACTTGATTCCACCTCTTCAGAAGTTATTGCATTATTCGAAACGTGTTGAAGTCTTTTCTCTTTATCGATTTTCTTTTTGATATCATTGACACTGTTAGTTATGATAGCCATTATATAAGATACTCTATTATACTCTGAGGCAAAATCTTTATGACTAATAGAATAAACCATATCAGATCTCTTACTGATAATAGTCTGTAGAACAACATCGTAGCCATAGTACTCATACTCTTTAAGTTTCTTGGCTACAATTGTAGGGAACTTTTGACCCTCATGATACCCCAGAATGTTCCCTAATTCTTCGAGGCACCGCTGACGATACATCTTCTCGTCCAACAAATGCTTAAAGGCCTCTTCTGATGAATAATATTTACCATTAGAGGCCTTGTATGCATTAGTTGAGGGGACGAGTTCGCCAGTGTCTTGACATTTAACTGTTCTCATCCCCTAATCTCCTTACTTCTTCTTTACTAAATCTCTATTCACAAGTGAAATGGTAATGCTTCTGTCCTCTTCTACAATGGTGGAGAACACATCTCTTCCCAACACACCATATGTTACATCATCCTTGGTGCCTTTGTCAACAAGAATATTTTCTCCGTCCTTAAGTGTAATCTTCTGATCCTTCGCTCTCAATACTTTCAGCTGTTCGTCCAGTTTCATCTGTGTTTTCTCCTTTGTCTATTTTAAATCCCCAACTCATGTTATAACCTATAGCTTTAATTGCTTCTTTATAGGTCTTGAGTTCTTCAGGTGTTTTTATTCGAGTCATCACGACTCCGCTCTCTATTGTTGCGGAGATCCCGCGAGCTGACAGTTTTTCAACTGCCAACTCTTTTGCGGTTTTCTCTCGCACATAAACCTTAGGCTCTTCCACCTTAGGTTCTACCATTTTCTTTCTGGCCATTATGCTACTCCAAGAATTTTCGCTGCTTCCTCAAGCATTTCAAGGGTGAATGCATCCTTGTCCTTAAAGTTCTTGAGTCCATTATTCTTTAAGAATGCAATAATCTTAGCCTTGGTATCACCATCCATGCTGAGTGCTGCATCCTTAATCTTCTCATAAAGTTCATCAGACTTTTCAGCATTGTCAACAGTGGCCTTCTTGTTTTCGGAATACTTCTTTTCGATCTCTGCCTTCTTCTTGTCGATAGTCTTCTGTTCCTTACTTGCTTCTGCTACAGAAGATCCCTTGCTGGTAAGCTCGGCTTCGATAGCATCCTTGATAGCATCTACAAGTTCCTGACCATTAAGGCTGATCTCGTCAGTAATGTGAGCGAAGCGACTCTTTGAATCAATGGCATAGCTGTCGTCTCTAAACGAGATAACACGAGCCTCTGAGCCAACCTTACCAACTTCAACCTTCTCCTTCTTGCCACGATCGCCAATCTTTTCCTTCTCGACCTTATTGATGATCTCTCTCTTGATGTATGCAACACCAAGAACATCAAGCTTGTTCTTAATAGCGTTAAAGGAACGCATTGACATATCTGTGGTAAGCTGAGTATAAGTTTCACCAGATACGGGATCGGTAATGTCCTTCTGTTTAATATGTCCAATGACTACAAAGGATACTCCAACCTTCTTAAGCTCCCAAAGAGTGTCAACAATGAGAGCATCGGCCATATCAGATCCTGCAGAGAATCCGCCATAAACAGCCTTGATTGAGTTCTTCTTATTATCAGGATTATCCTTGTTATATCTACGGACAACCTCTGCATCTGCGATCTCCTTAAGCTGATCAAGGGTGTCTATAGCTACAACCTTAAGATTGGGATACTCAGTATTCTTGTTCTCAATAATATCCTCAATGAGCTCTGCAAAACCTACCTCATTGTTAACTTCATCATAGTCTGCATGCCATGAAGGGCAGTTGATGTAATTGATGTCGTGAATAGCATCAACACCGCACTCCTTACCGCACTCAATGAAGAGGTATCCACCATCTTCAGGTGCAAGAATATCACAATATTCCTTAATGACAGTAGTCTTACCTACGCCAGCAAGGCCAATAATACCGAGATTGTAATCGAGAGGATTAACTGAAATCTTGTTCTTCTTTCCAAATGCCATATTATTACTCCTTTTCATCCAGCGGGGCAGAGCGCCCCGCGTTTATAATTAGTTAAACAGATCAAGATCGTCGTCATCATCAGACTCTTCTTCTTCAGCCTTAGCCTTAGTCTTGGTAGGCTTCTTCTCTTCAGGCTTATTCATGAAAGCATCATCTTCAGACTCTGCCATAGCAGGGACATAAATCTCGTCCTCAAATTCGTTGATAGTATCATCAAGAACTACGCAACCATCTGCGTACTCGTCTCTCATATCAAAATCAACGAGCTTATATTCGATCTTTCTGTCGCCATAAATCTTACCCTTAGGCTTGAAGTCATCGAGAGTCTTAAATCCCAGCTCAATAGCGGTTCTCTGATTCTCGGTAAGCTCCTTCTCGTCGAAGGTAATTTCCTCAGCGCCATTAGTATAAGAGATAATTGCGCTAGTCTTGTAAACCTTCTTAGCCTTAAGATTATTTACAATAGCACCATCCTCATACTTAAGTCCGATCTGTGCAAGACGGAAGTTAGCCAGAGCAACATGCTTATCGTTCTCAAAGTCAAGCTTGCTGCAGTCAAATACCAGCTGACGAGCAACATACATCTGCTTCTTTTCGGTGGCTACATACTCCTTGGTGTAACCATTGATATAGAGCTTATGCTCGCTCTTCCAGTCTGCGGTATCAATACTATCTTTAGTAAAGAAATATTCACCCATGATGTTGAGACCAGTCTTGGCATTGTCATCTGCAGTGTAGATGCTCTGCACTACAAATCTATCACGAGCGTTACCATTATAGAAGTCCTTATTAACCTGACCAGTTACAACAACCTTCTTCTTGTCGAGTTCAAAGATATGATCCTTAATAAACTCAGCAACATCGAGATCGGCAATAAACTCCTTTCTGCCATCTTCGGTGAAGTTCATAATATTCTTCTGGCGTACAGTCTTGAGTACACCCTCGTCATTACGATCTTCCCAGTCGATCTCAATCTTATTACCATCATTATCGAAAGTCTTAATGGTATCTCTTTCCATACCAAAGACTTCAACGTATCCCCTATTATTAGGAGATGAGGCTACAGAGAACGTAATACTTGTATAAGGATTACCGTTCTTGGATTTGCCGCTGCGATCAAAGTAGCCCTTCTTGTCCGCATCGGTTACTGCATTAGCATTACCAGTGAATTTGAATCTCATTCTTTTTTGTCCTTTCTATTCTTAATTATTGTTAATATATCGCACCCATTAGGGCGTCTGATATAATACTACCACAATGATTAAACTATGTCAAGTACCTCTTTAAAAAAAATATCTGTACTTCACATAGATTATATTATCATAGGTCATCATATTTGTCAATAGGAGGGGTGAAATTGCCAGATCAAGTTCTGAACGAAAAATAGTTCTGTTTATCTATATTTCCTCATTCAGCATTTATTAATTATGTTACATCTTATAGATTATATACTGTTTACTCTCATGTTTATTAAGTTCTTATTCTGTTTATCTGGAGATCACAGTATAGCATATTCTGTTGTAATTAGATAATATCATATCTTCAGAGCCAATGCAAGTCCTTTTTTAAAATTTGTCAAGTATACCCCCGAAGGGATCCTCGGGGGTAGTAACTTAATCTTTCTTTGTCTTCTTTTTAAATATTGATTTGCCTCGTCCGTCGCAAAACCAACCATGAAACCATGGTGTGTTAAAACCTTTCTTTGACAACATACACTTAAACAAATCTTTGCCGTTGCAAGCGGGTTTACAATAAACACATTCTTCACACGTCCGCATATTTAATTCCTTTCTTACGCAATTCTTACAAAAAATGAAAAGGACTATTACTTGTCCTTTTCTATCTTTACAATACTAACTTTGTATCCATCTTCTGTTTCAACTGAAGACGTCATTACATTGTCAACCATATTGTAAACCATTCTAACCAGAATCTCAGGCAAATCATAATATTGAGTCACTTTATTATTTTTCTCAATATATAAATTAACCATTACAATTTCTCCTTTTTGTGAAAAGTATCTATTGAGAAGGATCCTGACCATGGACGCATATCTTTTTGCACCCAGTTTGCAGGGTTAGTAGCGTACTCCACTATCTCTGCTTCCTTCTCTGTTAAATAAATATATCCGTCAGACCAGTCTTCAGCGGACAGCGCCACTGGATACCAATACCTCTTTTCCATCCTTATATTCCTCTTCCCACCATTCATGCGAACAACAATGCCTATCTACGTTGCCTCTATGATATTTACATCCCTCGCAGTATGCTCCACAAGGAACTGGGCCAGTAGAAAGGTCAGGCTCAAAACCAAATGTTTCGATAAACTTATTTAGGTTCGTCATTTATTTCTCCTTCTTTGCAATAATGTATTGCTCAAGCCTATTCTTTTCTTTAATGGCTTTAATGGCAGTTTCAAGTGCATATAATAAATCATAGTCACCATCCTTATATGCATTGTGTTGTGCCTGATCTAAAACTTCTAAGGCTTTCTCGTCCGTCATGTCTACTCCTTATTGTATCTGTGTTAATTTAGGTTTACTGTTTGAGTAACTTGAATATGCACTACCACATTTAAAAACTACTTCATCATATTCTTCAGAGTCTAAACCATATATCTCTATGTACTCCCATTGTTTACAGTAAAAAATAATCACATCGTTTTCATCAAAAATTATATCACAAGTCTCTTCTATGCTTGACGGACTGTGATATATTTTAATGCCCATAGGGAATGATCCTCTAAGAAATTCAATAACTTTCTCTTTCATAGTATTCCCCTCTCTTTGAGCAGTATAATTATATCTTTCCAGATATCACACGCTCCGTCTTTATAGTAATCTCTGTCAATAACGTGATCGTCTTTTTGCGTGTAGCGATCCCTAATCTTCTGAAGATCCTCCATTAGTTCTGCGTTCATTACGAATCCTCCACATCTTTATTCTTTTTATATTTATTAATTATCCTACTTATCCTTGTTAAACTAGGGGCTTCCGCATTTTCATAACAGTCAACCCAGTAATTAGCTATTTCAAGCAATATCTGGTCAAGCATCTTATCCGTTTCATCATTGTTTGTCATGTTCATTTTGAATCCCCCTTTCTATATCATTTCCTTACCTTCTATTATACACCAAAAAGGATCTAATGTCAAGTGCTCAATAGAATGTTTCCTTATATGGTTTAGGCGTGAAGTATGGCATATATGCCACAATATTGTCTAGATCTTCAGAGAAAGCTCTGAAGCCGTCACTGTCACGCCAGTATTTGTAATAATCATCCCATGCAATTGTATCAACCCAAACCGTATCTTTTGTATTCTTCGTAACCCAGTAGCATCCGTTCTTTGGTATTTCTTCAACGCTTGATACTGGGATCCATTCTTCATTTAGTGGGCAATAATCAGCTCTCTTATCAGTAAATGTTTCAAAATCCATTTGTCTTTCAGCTATTGTGCAATACATACAGTCGTAACACGCAAAGCAGTCAGAGCATGTCTCAGGCATTTCAATATCGATTCTGATCATGTCCACCTTCCCTCTCCGCTCCAGTCATCCATACTATCTTCTATATACCCTTGCGTATATAAATTGCAATAGGGTGCTTCCCACCAGTCAAGATCAAAGTGAGTAACAAATTCATTACCATCTGAACACATTGTATATATGGTCATAACATCACGAAGCTCATTGGATATTGCCATATTTGAAAACATAATTCTAATTATATCTCCGTTAGTTACATTATCAGGAACAATTGTACCATTCACTATATGTTTCATAGCACTATTTCCGATCCCTGCAGATGTAGCATCTCTAAACATATGAAATTCACTATCAGGAATGTCAACCAATACTTTCATTTTACTCTCCTTTATAATAACAAATAATAGCTTCTACCGCCCAGAGCAGCGTGAGACATGTGAGTGCAACCTTCATATATAATGCCACTTCTCTTTACCTCATATCAACAATTTCTCTTGCTGTTTTCTTTGCAAGTTTTTGATACCATTTAAAATTCCACAGTATAAAATTAAGACGTTCGTGCTTTCTAACTATATACACTATTATCTTATGTCTCATTCAGCTTTACCTCTCATATCTGCACCACAGTTAGGGCAAAAGTTCATAAATCCGCTTGAATGTGTATCGACTCTAAAATTACAGTTTGAGCATTTTGTCTGTGGATTATGTTCTTCACCCCACGGATGACGAATAATCTCGTAGCGTGTTTCCCATTCTCCGTGTATGTTCTCTCTTACGTCTGCACTTGGGCAGTCATAAAGTATTCTTGCAACTACGTCTCTGGGATACAAATACATTTTTATGCACTCTTTAGGTAGTGTAACATTATTAAATTGTTTTCTCAATTCTTCTCTGCTTATATAATCTTCCATTCGTGTACTAACCCCTCCTCGCTGAGCAAATATTCTTTCACTACATCTATAATCTTCTGCGCTTCATATAACATAATCCCCTTGTATCGAGGATATTCATCGGCTGTATCATATGCCACATTTAGCATCTTGCCATACATTTCCTCTAGCTTATCTCTGCTTATATAATCACTCATATATTTGCCTCCTCGAATATTTGTAACATTCTAATGTACGAAAGGGAGACCCATTTTATATTAGTTGCTTCATGATTTCTATATTTAATTCTAATAAAATGATCATCGTAATCGTACCATATTACA